TCAAGAATGTTGAAAAGTTATTCTTTTTCAGAGCCTTGGCTTGTGTAGCTCTCTCCTTAGCCAAAGCTCTAGCTTTATTCTGATTGTAATTACCGCCATTCAAAAGAGTTTGTTTATCTTCCACTGTAAGACTCTGAAGTGTATTCAAAAATGAACTATACTCCTTGCGTTTTGTGTTAACGGCCTCTTTGTTTCTACTCTGTTTCAATTTCTTGGCTTCTTCAATCAACTTATCAATATTCCGATTACCATTACTGAATTTTTTGGTAATGACATTTTGATTAATTTGTGTGAGACCGAGTTGCTCCAAACGATTCATTAACCTTTTCTTGTCTGCATTGACAGATTCGGATTTTCTCTTCTTTTGAATGTTAAGAGCTTCTCGTTTCAATGTATTTATGTCAGTGTTTGTAACGCGCACCTTTTTCAAAATCATGTTTTTGTTTGATTGGGGTATTTCCAATGGTTGCAAAAATGAAAGAAGATTTAGTTGAATAGCATTCTTTTTCTCGTCCTTTCTCTTTGTTACGAGTTCACTAGCTAGTTTTTTCATTGAATTTACATTAATATCTTCGGTAATCTGACCTATTAAACCCTGTTTATCGGCATTGCTTAATGCATAATTACTCAGAACCTGTTTAAATTGATCTTTCTTTTTTTGAATACGAATAGATTTTTTAGTTTCTTGTAGTTTTTTAGCTTCCACAATGAGTGCATTAACATTCGAACCTTCCTTCCCAGCTCTATTTATAAAGCTTTGTCTATTAGCTGCATCTAGTGTAGTAGTTTCAAGAAACATCGTCATCTTTTGTTCGTTTGTGCGAACGATGTTACGCTTTTCGTCGCTCTTGAGTTGAGCTTCAACCTTGAGCGATTTAAAATCGCCAGTTGCAACACGTTGAATAAACATGGCCCTGTTTGCGTTTGTAAGATCAAGTTGCTCTAAGAAACCAATGATCTCATTTTCTTCCTTCCTAGCTTGTTCAGCTCTCTGTACAACATTCTTTCTTTTTGAAATCCCCTTGGAAATTTCATCTACAAATCTTTTCTCACCCCTGAGGCCAAGTTGCTTAACTCTGGCAAGGGCCAATTCAATAGAAAAATCTTCATTTTTTGGTACGATAGCTGGGACCGGCTGATTATAACCGACGGATGGTAACTGTGGTCCTTGTATACGACCATTATTTATGTAGTAACCCGGTCCCTTATTTCCTTTTCTAAAAACATATCCACTCTTTGAACCCTTGAACTTGTTGGCTGCGATAAACTTCTTCTCTTCCTTCTTACCGCCAAACAAACCCGCAAAAAATCCCTTTTTATTTGGTTGAGCAGGTTTTGAATTATTTGTGCGCGTTTTCACAGCACTTTTTGTGCCACCCAAAAATTTTGGTTTCTCACCCTTTGTAAAAAGACTACCAGATGGAAATGTCACTTTTGAATTTTTATTCTTGGGTCTATTCTGCCTAGTGTTCACTGCTGTGTTGTTCACTGCTGTGTTGTTCACTCGGTTCACTGCTGTGTTGTTCACTCGGTTCACTGCTGTGTTGTTCACTCGGTTCACTGCTGTGTTGTTCACTCGGTTCACTGCTGTGTTGTTCACTGATGCGTTGTTCACCCGGTTCACTGCTGTGTTATTGTTATTTACTCGGTTCAGATTGTTATTATTCATCGCCGAGTTAATGTTGGTATTGTAACCATTCACTGCTGTGTTTTTAGTAACAGAAGCCCGTTTTCGTCTCGCGAATCTGACGGGTTCATGAACTTTCATATAACGTAAGCGCCTACCAATCGCGTCCGTAATTTGCATCTTCGTCATCTGATCAATATTCTTGAGACCAACTTTACGAGCAATTCTCTTGAGATCAACTCGCTTAGTGGTAGAATCAAAAAGTTGTTCATAGTCATTGGGTTTCAACGGAGACTTCTTGTCGACCAAGTAAGTTCTCGTTGAATTCATGACCATTGGCGGCAGAGGCAATTTATCGTCCTGAATATCCTGATAGGCTTCACATATCTCTTTCTTTGTTAACTTAATATCAATCCCTGTGTTAAGTTTGATTAACTTCCTAAGATTTTGTATATCTGCGTCGGGGTCACACGCATTCATTGTTTTATATTAAGTTAACAAAAAAGTGGAGCAAATTATCTAATAGTAGAGTAACCTATATTATACAATTTAATCTTATCTTCATAAGACATATTAAAATCAAATATATTAGTATCACCTACATTTATGTCTATGAATTTTGTATTTTCCCCATAATTAACTCTATTCGATAGAGATGAACGAATTAAAGATTCAACATACTGTCTGGGGTTATTTATTTCTTTTTGATACACTCTATCCATTTTAAGTTTAATACATGTAACTTCAGTCGGTTTCTTATCAAGAAATGGTGTCATTGGATATTCTTCTTGAGTTCCCCCGTCTACATATGTCCTTCCCTCGAACTTTCCACACGCAAAGATGAGGGGTATAGCTATACTCATACACACAGCATCAATAACTTTCATATTGGGGTGAGTGTCCTTTGAGAAGTATTCCGTGGCGGATGTGTTTAAACAAAACGCCGACACATAAATCTTCATATCTAATTCTTCAAATGTCGGATCACTGCCACAGATCTCAACTAGTTTTTCCCGAATAGGTACCAAATCAACAAATCCAAATTTGTTAAAGAAGGAGCCTATGCGTATTTTAACAAACTCGGGGACATTTAAATCAAGTGCTATACTCACAATTTCATCAATAGACATCCCTAAAGCCAAAAACAGACACAAGATTGACCCCGCAGAGGATCCTGATATTTCCTTGACATCCACAAGCTTGGATTCAAGTGCCTTGAGGGTTCCTATCATTGAATATATACCCATTGATGCAGGCCCCAAAACAAGGTACTTCATCCTCCTATTTAATAGTATTGAGGAAATTGACGACGCAAAATCGCGAATACCACCGCGAAGACGATCGCGTGGGTCAATACCGCCAGAAGGCTCGTTTGACCAGATCGGAGAAGACCACCAGAACCCTGGGGGATGGTCAACAACATACCCGGGCTCAAGACCAGGAAAAGGGTGGTCGTCACGATCAGGTCTGTCTTCGTCAAAACGAGACCCATTGCCTTGGCGACGAGGCTGTACACGAGGAAGAAAACGAGGGCGTGGAAGAAAATAGCCATTTGATTTGTCTTTCCGTTCGCGATTTTGAGACTGCGCCCGTCGGTGGTCAAAAGAACGCCTGGGCTGAGCGCCAAAAAAAGAGCGGCTGGAATCGCAACTTTTTGGGAGGTAATATCGGGGAGCATGGTTAATATACTCTCACATTATTTTGCTTTGTGTGTTGGTATGCAAACTTAACCCAATGATCAAATGTGGCTCCGGGCATGAATTCATCATAGAGACCTGTATCTTCCAAGTATTCTTGGATATGTCTCCAGATATACGACAAATTTGATTCATACGGAATCCAAACAAAGTCACAATCACCGTGGTGTTCATTGTAACAAAACTCCGCGAAATCGGAAAATGTACATTCCGTCATGAGTGTATGTTCAAGGAATGCATCGTGAATAAGTTGTTCAACACGTCTCCACAGTTCCCATAGTTCATCTGAGTATTTGATTTGCCAATCATCAATACTGAGATGAATATCTTCATCACATTCTTCAATATCATCATCACTATGGGTAACATCATATCCCGCTGTAGCTTCATAGACATATTGACTCCAAACCATGGTTATGTTCTTACTTAATTCTGGGGCTTATCTTTTATCCCTGTTAACGAGAGTGAAGTTGATTCTTTTACTTTAATGTTGTCCTGAATGGCGTTAAGGGCTCCCTCTACCTTGGCTTCATCCCCACCAAAAAATACGAGAAGACCTTCACGAATTGCATCTTTATTCATAGATCCCTTGCGTACGGATTTTCGGAGGCTAATTTTGCCTTTCCTGAGGTTAATGGTATCAATACCCTGACCAACCATATGACTCCGGACTTTCTCCTTTAGTCTCTTCTCTTCTTGGGCGAGGATTTTGATATCAGATTTTGCTTCAGTGAGTTGTTTCGAGAGTTCCACAAGCTTGGAAACGCTCTCAGAAAGTTCGGTAGGTACTGACATTATTATATAAAGCTATGGTCTAATCTTTAAGCAAAATTAGCACAAGTCGCGCTGCATGCCATCGGCAACTATGGTGGAGTTATTCCAGACATAACCATCCTTTGGATTTGGTGGATCCGCACGGATTTGTTGGTTAGAGTTGCGAAGGGCACCACCAACCGTCTCTGGGTATCCAGTTTGTTGGCGTGGTTCAAGGAAATTTTGGCCCTTGAGAACATCTTCTGGAGCAAACTGACCGAAGTCCTCCTGGGAAGCAACCTCCCGTGGAAGAAGACTAGACGCCAAGCCAGTCCCCTTGCGCATGGCGCAACTACCTTCGCCCTTGGACGAACCAGACGCCGCTGGTGATGGCGCAAATTCAAACGGGGCATATTCGTTTTCGGTGATGGAGTAGTTTGATTTGTTCGCGTTAAAGAGTAAGAAAACCAAGGCGGCAATAGCAACCAACATCATGAGGTTTTGAGTTCGACCCTTCATTATCTTTTATATATGATCAACAATTTAATTTTTTTACTGAGCTTCGTCATCATCGTCTTGGAAGGCATACTCTTCTGGGTAGACTTCGAGATTTGGCTCATCGAAGACCTTGACCTGAACAACATTCCATGCCGACCCAAAGGCCTTTTTGGCGAACCAGAGTCCAGAGAATTCCAAAATAACATTACACTTTCTCCCCTGTTTCATGAAATCAACATCAACAATCTCCTGGTCACTGTTAAAAATTTTGGTGATTGCGACACATTCGCCTGTAATCTGACCATTCACATTCTGGCTTGGAGTATACGCACTGTTAATAACACTGTCACTCAACTGCTTTCCGAACCACTCGTTACAGTTTTCTTGTGCCGCAGCCAAATTTCCGTCATCGATAGCCTGTATCTTCGACTTGTTTACGTCGCTGTTCAAATCGAATACAAGTTCATTCGAAATTTCAGAAAGTGTAACCCTGTTGAGCTGAACAAAGCACTTTCTCTTTTCATCGGTGAGCGCTTTCACAAAGTACAAACCGTCATCTCCCTTTACTGGAGAGTTATACAACATTATACCTGTTACGAGTCTCAATTCTTTAAACCAACAAATGGTATTTGTGCCGACCGTTTTATGATTTCAGGTGATACCCATTTGTCACGGACTGGTTTGTGGCCATATAATAGTTTAGATACATGAATAAATTCGGGCAAATTTGCTGTGTTTGTTAATCTATAATTATATTCATTTTTCACATAAATATTTGATTTGTTTTTCACCCATTCCTGCTTTTTAAGATTAAAACGCTGGTTTGCATGCGTCTTGGAAAACCCTGGGATGTTGATATTCGGAACGGATGTTTTTAATCCATATACAAACTGTTTCGCAATGCGATCAGCCTGGGGTTTTGTTGTATATTCCTGGTATTTATACGGATTGACTTTGGCAGCCAGTGACATATTTACTCTCGTATAACGAGGAGTTGTTCTCCTAACTGATTTTATTTTATTATGCACGTGGTTATAAATTGTATTGATATCATCTGATGGTTTGATATTTACAAATTTATTGATCAATTTTGACAATTTATACATACGCTGTCTATCCTTCTCTTTCTTTTCTGGTCTAAGACCTAATTTCTGCATGAGGTACACATCATCGAGCAAGAAACGCTTTCCTGCCACGTATATACGTTTGTCGTGGACCATCGTGTTAGTGTTTTTATTTTTATATGTAACACCAGCTTTCTTAGATTCAATGACTTCATACCCAAACTCCTTGGGGCGCATGAACGGTATATCCAAAATACCACCGAGAACCTGCTTTGTAATTTTACCAGTGTTTATTGTGAAGTATCGCAAATTCAAATCGAGCGCAAATAATTCGACATCAATAAATACATCGCCTCTTGTCGGCTGTCCGCCACGTCCCTTCTTCAGTTTTTTAATAAGTATATATCTCCTTGTCACATACGGACCACTTTCCGAAAACCCCAAGCCGATAAATCTATTCAACTTTGTGGGTTTTGAGAGACGCTGTTTTACTTTCATGTTAATATTTTTGGAAACTTCACCAAGTTTATTCCATAATAAAAGTTTAATAGCCTGAAGTTTTCCGAAATATTTTGAATCATATGGCATTCTTGGAATGAACTTTGTGTCTATGTCGCTCGTTACCAATCGATTCTTGCGTTCAAGGTGCATATTAAACGCCTCACCCCCCGAGATTACGATATCACCCATGGGTTTGAGAAAATCGGAAATGTCGCCTACTGTTTTAAGAACAATATCACGAATTGTGTCGGTGACTATTGCGTAGACAACCTTTTCAAAGCTTTCTTTTTTGTGAAGTCGTTGGACCCTATTTCTGAAAGCCGATAAATTATTATCATTGTAATACTTTTCGAGTACCGAGTCATTGAAAAATAAATTTTTCTTCAAAAATCTATTGATCACAACCTCTGAATAAATTTCCGTGTCCATTATTATATTGTGATATTATAAATGGTCTGCAATATCATCGCCGAGTGCCGATGTTACGCACATGCGGGTAAAGGCAATCCAATGACAAATCAATTTTGTGCGAGCAGAAAGGGTGCTGGTTTGTCAAAGTGTCCAGTGGATTGTTGTGCTGGTGGGTGTCCGGGTCAGGTAAAGGGTATAGGTCCAAGACAACCATTTCGTATTATAAAAGAACCAGAGCCTATAAAAGAAAAAACTGACGAAATTAACGAATTAGACATTATACCAATCGCGTTGGTAACACTTGTAGTCTTGTTTCTGGTTTATGCTACTTAAAGATTAACTCCATAAGAAATGTATAAGATGTCTCTGGAAACTATTCAATCCGAACTTACCGCCCTCCGCTCTGAGGTCAAGGCCCTCACCAAGCTCGTACGCAAGGTCAAAAACACGCAGGAAGACCCGGACGGTGAGAAGGCTAAGGCTCGCGCCGCGAACAATGGATTCAACCGAAAACAGGAAGTAACGCCTAAGTTGCGCGGGTTCTTGGGTCTTGCCGAAGGCGAACTCATTTCCCGATCCGAGGTCACCAAGGCGATTAATAAGTATATCACTGAAAAGGGACTCAAGCACCCAGAAAACGGCCGCCAACTCATCCTCGACGACAAGTTGAAGGATCTTTTGCAGCCACCAGCGGATGTAACTGTAACCTACCTTAACCTCCAAAAGTACCTCTCTCCACATTACGTGAAAAAAGCTTAAAAAAATAACACAACTAAATAATATGAACTTCAATCAACAGGATATTGAAAATCTGGTTGGCACAAAGATAAAAAATCTATCTTTCTACCAACGCGCTTTTACTCATAAATCCGCCCTCAAAGAATATGAACAATGTAAAGAGTCATTTGAAACCCTTGAGTTTATGGGTGATTCTGTATTAGGTTTTATAATTACAAAATTCCTCTTCGATCGTTTCGAATCACGGCAAGAAGGTTTCCTTACAAAAGCTAGAACAAAACTTGTTCGTAGTGAAACTTTAGCTGATATTGCATTAAAATTGGGTCTCAATAAGTTGGTTCTTATGGATGAGAAGGGTATCCGGAATGGTTGGAATAACAACCCAAAGATTCTAGAAGATGTATTTGAAGCCCTTGTGGGTGCGATTTATATGGATCTCGGCCTTCTTCATGCAAAAGAGTTTGTGCTCAGGATTTACAACGACTCAAAATACGTGGATTTGAAATGTATTATGATTGATGATAACTATAAGGATCATCTAATGAAATACTGTCAGATCACGAACGCCCCTTTACCAGATTATAGGGTCATGGGTCATCACGAAGGTGATTTCTATATTGATGCGTATATAAATGGTGAATTTGCGGGGCGGGGACAGGCTAAAAGTAAAAAGCAGGCTGAACAATTAGCTGCTCGTGCATTCTTTGAACAGCTTAAAAATTACAATCCATAATAAATTAAATCAGGATGCATCCTAATGTTAAAAGGTTGCTTGACAAGGAGTATGATGAACAGAGATCAGAAGCATGGCTGAAACTCCGTGGAAACATGCTCACTGCAAGTGATGCAGCGTCGGCTATTGGTACAAACTCATATCAGACACCCGACGACCTTCTTCTCAAAAAATGTGGACTCGGTGAAAAATTTACTGGGAACGAAGCAACTGAATGGGGTACCAAGATGGAACCAGTTGCGATCGAAATGTTTGAAGAACAATCTGGTGAAAAGGTGAATGAACTTGGATTAATTCCACATCCAGAACATTCGTGGCTGGGTGGATCGCCAGATGGACTTACAGATTCAAACTGTTTGGTTGAAATTAAATGCCCTATGCGTCGTAAGATCATACCGGGTCAAGTACCTCTGCATTACCAAGCTCAAATTCAACTATGCATGGAGATAATGGATGTGGAGAGCTGTTTTTTTGTCCAATACGCACCAATTGAAATTTCCTGGCCCAACGAAGCTGTGTTTGATGTTACTGTTGTTCCTCGTGATAGAGAATGGTTTGCGAAATACCTTCCAGTCATGAAAGCGTTCTGGGACAAAGTCCTCTACTTTAGGGAACACATAGATGAGTTACCTAAACCAAAGGAAAAGAAAAAGCGAAAGAAAAAGGAAGTTCCGCCCCCCACGTGCCAGGTTCAAGCACTTTCAGAGGAGGATGTATATAATGACTATTAGGCTCCCTTGTCAAAATTAGCTATCGCTTCGGTCAATAGGGTCGATAGTTCCGTGAGCTGTTTTATATTTTCGTCGTTTGTTTTTTCCAGGGTTTGTATAAGAAGGTCCGTTCTTCTGTGACTGGATTCTATATACCAAAGTGCCCTGTGTTTTGTTATTTCTTTTGTATGTTCCGCGAATGAATATTTTTCTGCGAGACGAACTCGGAGTTCGGTGTTCCTTTTATGTAAACGTTCGCATTCATCACGCAGTAATTTTAAATATTTTTTGGATTTTCCAGACGTCTTTATCGAACTTGCGACCGTTACTGGTTTAAAATTTTGTTGTTTCAGCCATCGCGGGCTTGGTCTAATCATTTTAGTTATTCAAACTTGGATCGTGGTCTTTAATGTATTTATTGATCATTTCAAGTCTGTCGTTATATTTTGCAACTGAATCAAGTTCTATTTCGATGGCTTCCATTACATCGGAATGTTCGCCAATACCCACAGGGTTTGATAGATATATTTCTACATTAGCGCGATGTTTGGCAATCATGCCTTGTGCGTGGGCCTTTAAACATTCAATAATCGTATCTCTAGACATTCTTGAATAACATGATTTCTATCTTTTAAGTAGATCACCTAAGTCATTCAGATCTATGTAAAAAAATAAACCCAAATGACTATTGAACAGCAATACAACCTTGCAAAGGACAACTTCAATGGTAGGCTATTTGCACCCTATCAACGCGAAGGTGTCCTTTGGATGCTCACTATGGAAAATCAATTATCTGGTCCCAAAGGTGGATTTCTCTGCGATGAAATGGGACTAGGAAAAAGTGCGCAATTAATTGCCACGATGCTTGGAAACCCCAAAAAGAGTACTCTACTTGTCGTACCCAAGTCTATTATCACACAGTGGGCGAATGAAATTAAGAAATTTGCTCCTAAACTTTCCGTACATCTCTTTGATGGACCGAAGAGATACCTTAAGGAGGCGGATGTCGTCATTACCCCATATTCCCTCCTTTCAACTATAGAAGATACCCCTATTCATATGAATGTATGGGATAGGGTGATTTTGGACGAAGCTCATGAGATTCGCAACAAAAGTTCCAAGTTGTTCAAGAGTGTATGTAGGCTCAAGACTAGTATCAGATGGATCGTGACCGGTACTCCCGTGTTTAACTCTATGAAAGACTTTGTATCTCTTTGTGCGTTCCTTGGGATTGAAAAATCCCTCGTTCAAGGAATGACTAACAAGATCCACGATATCTACATTCTTCGTCGCACAAAGGATGATCTGGCAAAGATAAACAGTAGATTGGAACTTCCTCCGTGTCACTTTGAAAATGTTGAACTTGATATGTTTCATGACGAGAGACAACTCTACGAGTTTGTGTTTCAGGGTGCACAAGGTATAATCAAAGATGCATTCAAGCATGCTGTCAGTCTCAATTCAAAAAATATGCTCATTTTGGAATGTCTTCTTAGAGCGCGTCAGTGTTGTATTCTTCCACAAATGTACCTGGATGGTATTGCCAAACAGAATGGAACACAACCAGAACAGTGGATTGGGAGATCCAATAAAATGGAGACCCTCTTTCGTATGATTAAATCACACCCACATGAAAAGACCCTCGTTTTCTGTCAATTCAGGGGTGAAATGGACTACATTCAGAAGAATATGGAACGCCCCACTTTTCGTATTGACGGTTCGGTACCAAAGGATGAGCGTGATAATCAGGTCAATTTGTTCAAAAATGCGCCACCGGGTGCGGTATTCATCATTCAAATCAAATCAGGTGGCCAAGGTCTCAATCTTCAAGAGGCGACGCGCGTGTATATCACGGGTCCTTCGTGGAATCCTGCCACCGAGCTACAAGCTGTTGGGCGTAGTCATCGAACGGGCCAGACGAAGATAGTATATGTCAAAAAGTTAATATACAAGGAAACGGATACATTTGTGAGCGTGGAGGAGGAAATGATGGCTCTTCAAGGTCACAAATCAATCGTGTGTTCAAAGGTTCTAAACGACGAAAGAATACAGAGACAGATCCCTGTGAAAAGAACTACAGAAAAAATTTCAATCTTGGATATCAAAAAAATATTCGCTTAATATATATAAAATGTCAGTCGGAAGCCGCGCCGAAGTATTCCATGGAACCGCGGATAGAACCTCAGGGGGTCTTGCCCAACGGGATTTGATGTTGGATCCAAATGATGGTCAGATTAAGTCTGTCCAAGCGCATAAGTCCGCCATTGCGCGAATGAAGAAGGAGGGAAAGAAGCACTTGACCAAGGCGTTCAAGCCAAAGAAGGGTAAGTTCGCCCTCCAACCAAAGGAAGGTACAGCCGCTTACAAAAAGAAGTTGAAGAAGATGGCGTAAAAATTTGTAGATGTACTATAAGAATGAGTCTCATTAAATGGGACGAGTCTGTTAAGTTGGCTAAGATCAAGTTAGGTTTGGACCCTAAGAGATTTACCAAGATTCAGGGTAAACTTCTTAAGGAGGCTCAAATCATATATCACCTTCTTTTATTGAATAAAAATAATGGCAACAAGTAAACCAGTTGATTAGATCTGGAACTGGAAACCCTTGAGATTTTGTGGTTCATATACCACCAATTGATTTAATTTCCAAGTACAACCGAACTTTCTGTTCAAGAAATACACACTATTGAGTTCAACAATAGAATGTCCACTATTTCTTGCATAGAGACCATTGGAGACTTCGGTCTTGATGGGGTTTTTATTCGCATCGTAGACCGCCGCCTTGATCATTTCATTATGGTCTATGTCAACCTTCACACGAAACTTTGGTTCACGGTCGGGATGTTCCTTAACATTTGAATTAAACATTGGAACAAGCTCGTCCTTGGTCATCTTCTTAGAAAAGATCTTTTCACTCTGCTCAACAACGGCATCGATGATTTTATTTTCAATTTCTCGTAAAGAGTCGTAGAACTTTTTAATATAACTTCCATCTTCGTCGTAACCCTTCATTGCAAAATCAATATTGTATTTTGTAGCTCCAACTTCTGGGGTGAATCCCGAAACACCGAAAGGCATGTATAACCGTGGGAATTGAATCCTCATGGGAATACCATCCTTCGTTGAGAGAACAATCTTTCGGTTGTTAAACTCGGAAATTTCCAAATTTTCGATAGCGTCGGTAATTTTGGACATTTTTCTAACTTATTAACCTATCAAAACTTTAAGCTGAGCACGCGACGCAGTCTGGTTCAAGACTGAACTGAATTGGTCGCGCCTTTGCCTTTGATCTCAGATAATACATCCCCGTTTTGAGTCCCTTCTTCCATGCATACATGTGCATGGACGACAACTTGGACAATGTGGGACTCTCCATGAAGAGGTTCATGCTTTGGCTTTGATCAATGAAACGGCCACGGTCCGCAGCCATATCGATAATATCCTTCATCTTGATTTCCCAAACTGTGCGGTACAGCTTCTTGATCTCATCTGGGATGTCCACAATATTCTGAATAGAACCACCAGCCTTCACCATTAAGTCCTTCATGTCCTTAGACCAAATACCAATCTTCTTGAGGTCTTCAACAAGATGACGATTCACAACCACAAACTCTCCCGCAAGGGTTCTTCGAAGGTAAATATTAGTTGTATATGGTTCAAAACATTCGTTATTTCCCAAAATCTGGGCGGTCGATGCGGTAGGCATTGGCGCCATCAAGAGACTGTTACGAAGACCATTTTTCTTGATGTGCTCTTTGAGGGAACCCCAGTCATACATACCACTTAACTTTGTGTCATCACCCCACATGTCAAATTGAAGCACCCCCTGTGACGCCGGAGAACCCTCGAAAGTTTCATATGAACCATCGATCTGCGCCAATTCACAGCTCGCTTCCAAGGCTGCGTGGTACATTGTCTCAAATATTCGCGAGTTAATCTCCTTGGCCTCGTCCGAATCAAACGCAACCCGATGTAAAATAAATACATCGGCGAGTCCTTGAACACCTAGACCAATAGGACGATGTCTCATGTTTGACTTTCTGGCAGTTTCGACAGGATAAAAATTACGATCAATAACTCTATTCAAGTTTTTGGTGACAATCTTTGTGACTTCATGAAGTTTTTGATAATCAAACGTGCGAGTCTCTTCATCGACGTATTTTGGAAGGGCGATCGACGCCAGATTGCAAACAGCTGTCTCATCCTTATCAGTATACTCTAAAATTTCTGTACACAAATTTGAACTCTTAATTACTCCCAAATTCTTTTGATTTGACTTTTTATTGCATGCATCCTTGTACAACATATATGGAGTACCAGTCTCCGTCTGTGACTTGAGAATAGCCTTCCAGACTTCCGTGGCTGGTACAGTCGCACTCGCTCTACCCTCCTCTTCATACTTGGTGAAGAGGGCTTCAAATTCTTCACCAACGGCGTCAGAAAGGCCAGGTGCCTTATCCGGACAGAATAGACTCCATTTACCACCCTCTTCCACTCTTTTCATGAATAGGTCTGGAATCCATAATGCGGAAAATAGGTCTCTACACCTCGCCTCTTCATCCCCCTGGTTGAGTCTCAATTCAAGAAATTCCATGATATCCGCATGCCATGGCTCTATGTACACGGCAATGCTACCCTTTCGGCGACCGGCCTGATTTACATAACGAGCTGTAGCGTTAAATACGCGAAGCATGGGAATAATGCCATCTGATTGACCATTTGTGCCTCTAATACGAGACTTATTGGCTCTCACGTCATGTATATGCATACCAATACCTCCAGCCCATTTGGAAATCTGCGCACATTCCGTCAAAGTTCCATATATACCATTAATTGAGTCTTCTTTATTTGCGATCAAAAAGCAACTGGACATCTGCGGTCTTGGTGTACCGGCGTTGAAGAGAGTTGGCGTTGCATGGATGAACAGACCCTGGGACATTTTATCGTAGGTTCCCAAAACAGATGAAATATCGTCACCATGGATACCGATAGCAACTCTCATAAACATATATTGTGGAGTTTCCATCAGAATGCCGTCAAGGCGCTGAAGATATGATTTTTCCAGGGTTTTGAGACCAAAATAACCAAAATCGTAGTCTCTTTTGGTATTGATGTCGTCTCTCACGCGTCCAGCGACGCGAGCAACTTCATCCGTGACAATCCCAGCCTTTGATAGTTTTTTCATAGAAATGTGGAAATTATTGGGACATACCTTTTGAATATTACTGGCGGTGATACGAGTTGCGAGTATTTCATAGTCTGGATCTACTGTAATCATACCGATACAAACTTCCGCTGAAAGGGTGTCAATTTCCTGGGCGGTAATGCCATCGTAAAGAGACGAGGCAACCTGCTGAGCAACTTTAGAAGAGTCACAATTTTCCGAGAGTCCATACGTTAGATTCTTGATCCTATTGGTGATGTTATCAAATCTCATATCCTCAATACGACCTGAGCGCTTAACGACTCTCATGTTTACTAATTAATATTCGTGTTTTATTTTTAACTTACTTCTTGCATTTATTAAGGTCACTACTTCGCACTGGAACTGGACCAGCAATTTCCTTGCTGCGACTCGTCTGAAGAAAATATGTGTTGTTGTGGAAGCGACCTTCCTTGCCTACTTCACTCACTGGAGCATATGATCCAACGAAGCAGGCTGGGGGTTTGCATGGAATTTGCTCAACGTTCTTAGGTTTGTTTTCGTAAACTTTGTCGAAGTCGGCGAAGTTCAACATTTAGTATTGACGGAGTTTTTTTTCCAGGGGTATATTAAATGTGTGATAACCTCCACCTCGACTCCCTCAAGCAGTGTGAGACTCCACTCAACACCCTGTACTTTTCCGAGTTTAACCAAAATCTTCTTCAGCGTGGAATTCGTCAAACATTCAAGAACAAGACTGGGATTGCAATCGATCGTCAAAACCCAGATGACTTGTATGGAATCATGCGCGTCGTGTTCATTAACAACGCGGGCAACCACCACTCTCATGTGAATCAACAAGTTCAAGAAATGAATGCACGTGTCATTCAAATGGCTTTAGGTCATATCCAAACTGGCGTTTCTCAATATATGTCGTATATTAAAGATATAGATACAATCAACGCCCCCCTGGATCTTCCCAAAAACACAAGTACATATGGCAACAAGGTTGATAAAAATAATAAGATCGGAATCAATTAAAGTTTTGCGTCGTTAACAAAATAAGATGAGCCTCAATTATTATAAATCAGAAACCGAAAAGGTGTGTAAATCCAAGGGGTGGGACCGTGCTGCAGTAGACACGGTCTGGCTTTTACTTACCGAAGAAGTCGGTGAACTTGCCTCAGCTATTCGCCAATATAAAAAGACATACAAGAAGACCGGTCTTAAGAAGGAAAGGGGTACAGATGTTATGATGGAGATGGGTGATGTATTTAGTTATCTATTTCAACTAGCTCACATGTTGGATGTTGATCTGGACAAAATGTGGGAGGAACATCGCACCAAAATGAAGACGAAAAAATATAATCTGACGTAAATATAACTATGAGTAAGTATATGCTCAATGATGAAGATGCTATAAATGATGTCAATCCATTTGTCACGCATGATTTCTCCCTTCCAGGGGGTGTGGGACAAACGGGAGATTTCGCAGATTTTTCTAAGACTCGTAAAGAGTCGGGTATTGAAGAACCATCTAAAAGCGTTTTTTGTGATTACGCTTTATGTAAAGGTGTCAACGATAGATGTCCTTTATCTAAACCATTGCACCCACGACGAAATATAGATCGGGGTTTCGTCGTTAAACGACCACTTGGTGATCTTATTAGAGTTGGTGTGGCAAATAAACCCCGGTTTTCCATTACCGGTTGGTTGATAATTCTCATATTCATTTTTACTATTCTATATTACATAAAACGTTAAAAAAGTACTCAAGTCTTGATTCTTCGGTTGTTCTTTGTATTAAATCGGCCAGTGTATCCTCACAAAACTTTCGGATAAACTCCCTTTGCCAAGCACTCTTAATATTAATCCAAGGTGGTTGGAATGTGGGATCAAGAATTTTACTCGCGTGGGCCGTGCGGATATATGTATGTATATCTCTTTTATCGGATAGGATGTTTTCAAGGGCCAATTCAGCCATTTTCTGGCGAACTTCAAGGGTCTTTTCGCACATCGTATCTAAGAATTTCTCATACGGAATGGATTGTGTTTTGGAAGTAATCTTAACCCAGTCAGCCAAGGGTTTTGTGTTAATGTAATCCCTATATGTATTGTAACCTTTACCCCTAACAAATCGTTCATGTTCAATCTCGACGTATTCTAAATCAGATTCAACATCATACACAGCTAGGGCCGATTTAATGAAGGATGACATCATTGATCAACACTCCACTTTAATCTCTAAGTATAGTATAAAAGATGTCCAAGATATCCAAGCGAGCTAAGATCATGGCCGTAGTTGGTGTCGTGGTAATGTGCTCTTCTTCTTCAGTCGCTGCCATGCTAATGGGAGGAGGGGATGATAAATCATCAACCCCAACCCGGGCAACCGGAGCAAAGGCGGCGGGATCCCCCAAGTCATCTCCAAAGTCATCTCCAAAGCCATCTCCAAAGCCATCTCCAAAGCCATCTCCAAAGCCGGCTCCAAAGCCAGCTCCAAAGCCATCTCCAAAGCCGGCTCCAAGGCCATCTCCAAAGCCGGCTCCAAGACCAGCTCCAAGACCGGCTCCAAGACCAGCCCCTAAATCTTATAAACTCATCAACAAACAAACCAAACCCAATCACTGGGGTGGAGGAAATAGTATATATTTAGATCGTCACACAGTTAATTGCGGCAATGATGGGTTGAATCAGTTTAGACTTCGTAGACCAAGAGGTAATCAAATTAATTACAAATACAAGTGTCTCGATGGTATAAACAACGGAACGTTTCACCATAAGAGAACCGGGGCTAATCACTGGGGTGGAGGTCATACCATATACTTGGACAGACACAATGTAGACTGCGGTAAAAATCCTCTGAGTAAGTTTAGACTTGTCAGACCAAGAGGTAATCAGATACGATACGATTATTCGTGTAACGCGAAAAAGGCGACTGGCAGTTGTCATAATAAGAATACCGGTTGGAATCAGGAACATCGAATGAGTATTTACCTTGATCGTCATGATGTTAAATGCGGCCGAAATGAAGTTATTACAGGATTCAAGCTTGTAAGAAACGGTCGAGCGTTTCGAGGACGGGGTAAATTTAGGTATAATTATAAGTGCTGTAAGATGTGAGTAAGCACCTAAGTCATCCAAACTCCCCCCAAAATCAATTAAAACTCAGGAACTGCTACACATAATGTATTCGGCTATTGCCAATAATAGTTTTTCATATCTTCTCACTCTTGATGAGTTTATGAAAGAACTTCCTGAGGAGATAAGACCTTCCTGGATAAAGATTACGACAATCACTATGGTCTCGAGCTTCATCCAGGATATTGATATTAAGAAACTTCGCAGTATTTTCGAAAAAATAGGTTCGTTCAAGTTGAGACGCGCAGGTACCGAAGGTGATTGTGGTTTTGAATGGAAGTTGAAACCCACAACCTTTTACAACCAGGTTACTCTCACATATCATGACAATTACAGTACCAAGTCTGTCAAGGTGTTCCCCAATGGATCTATTCAGGTTGCGGGATGTTGTGACCTCTTTGATTGTAAGAGAATCATCACTCAGTTGACCTACATCTTCAAGACCTTTCTGGGAATAGAAGTACAAGTACCAGTTGATTCTTTCAGGGTTGTCATGATTAACTCCAACTTCTCTCTCAACTACAATATCAATCTCATGCGTGTTTCCCAACACTTTGAGAATCATCCAGACATTTTCAAGGTCTCTTTTGAACCAGACAGATATTCCGCTGTTAAGATCAAATTTCGCCCATCCCAGGATATGAAGGAAATTACAACCAGTATCTTCTCAACAGGTAAGATTATCATCACTGGCGCCGAGACACTCAAGGAGATTGCATTTGCCTATAATATTATCAATCAGCACATCAACGAAGATTCTCAGATTCGTGTATCACCAACGGTGGAAAAGGATGTGTTTAATGTATTCTTGGGATACAAATGTGAATCCATGGTTGAACACTTGAAGGCAAAAGGTTTCACCTCGTGGCTTCACACGATTACGAACAGGAGATTAAATTTCTAAAACTATTGTAAATATGAGCAAAGTAGTTATTCTTGGTTTGGTCGCTTGTTCATCTTCGATGGCCGCCAGTGCCGCATTTGCAGTAATGAACCCAGGTGCGGTAGGTATGGCACCGCCTCCAAAATACAGGTATGTGAGAATTTCACGCAAAAAGGATGGTAATGATCATTGGATGAACATCGCTGAATGTGAAGTATTCGCGGGGGGTATAAATGTTGCTAAGGGTAAAACGGTTACACAAAGTTCTATATCACACCCCGGACGTTTTAATCCACCCATGCTTGTAGACGGAAATAAGGACAATTTTGTACATACCAATAACGGCGATTTTGAATGGTTCTTAATAGATCTTGGTGAAGAATATGAGATTGAAAAGGTTATAATTACAAACCGTCGTTCGTGTTGTAAACACCGTTTGAGAAACACTATAATAGAACTTTCAAAGACGGTCAACGGGAGTAATCCCGTTGACCCCAAGGGATCCAGGGCCATCACCAAAGATGAAGCTATAAAGGCAACGATTACATGGGATGTAAAAACTGATAAAATGACCAGTGCTTAGGTAAATTAATTTCTAGTTGTATTTTAATAAAGATGTCTCAACGACTTGGAATGTCAGACGGGCGATGTTTTACCATTCACTCCTCAGCCCAACTTACCAACAACTATTTGATGCAACAAAATGGTATCAAATTCGAAGACAATTATTCTTTCCGACAAGCCCTCCAAAAAAAGGGTCCAGAGTTTTTGTCCAAGCTCCAAGAACAATCCCGTTCTTCTTGTGACCCATGCAACAAATACACTGATATGTCAGCGACCTATTAGACAGTGTGATAAATCCCGATAAAAACTTTAAAACCATACTCTAGAATGTCACAATGTGCCATATGTCTCAATGAGGTAAGGTCAACAAGGACCAATATCCCTCTTCGGTGTGGACATATGTTTCATTCCCACTGTCTAGAGGAATGGAGAAATAAAGGTAAGAATACCTGTCCCGTATGTAGAAAAGTTTTTGACGTTTCGCAATTTAAGGTGACAGTGACGGTTCAGAACAATTACACAGAACAATCTAATACTGTGTTATTGGAGAATGAAGACGTTTTCAATTTAATGGATATATTTAATATTTCTTTTGATGTTGAAAATACGCTAGATCTAGAGAGCATTCTTGCGGACCTTGGGATGGGTCTTTCCGACCTTGATCCCCTTATCCTTGACGCAGAATGAGCTACAATATCGCTCATAGTTTAGACCAGGGTAGTTCCTATCCGCCTTTCGTGGGTCTTTAATTGCCTTGCCAGATGCATCAACCAGAAGCGGCCCCGTTGCCCACCCCCGCTTGTGGCTGAAAACATTGGCTCGGAAAGCTATTCTCTTATTTGGTGCAAACTTACCAGCGCGCTTTACACGAGAGAGTGGCACCTTGAAGAATTTCGCTACCGATTCCTGTGTATCACCGGGTTTAACACGATACTCCACGACCCTGTGTTGAACATAGAAGTGAAAGTCCCCTTGGCGAATGTAATTTGTTGGTCTTCCAGGACACACAAACATCATGACCTTATAGTATCCCTTCTTACACTTTTCACCAGGTTTCGCGCGATAGACCTTTCCAGGGTTATCGGACAGAACAGCTTTTGGAAGTCCAGTACAAGTTGTGTAATCATTTGGTTTGTTTGAAAGACCCGATCTATCACCTGGAATACTTTTCTGCCAGCGGTAAGCCTCATAATCACCCACGGCGTATGCATAACAATTATTATTACCCTTACCGGTGGCAGTCCCCCAACGACGGTTGGTGAACTTTCTTTCGGAACCACTGGTGGGGAGGTTCTTCATTTGTAATTGATACAGAAAAAAATATAGCTATTTAATAAAATGCAGGTCGTCGAACGCGTCGCCAAATCCGAAACCAAGTCTGATATGCTCACAGAGATTCTCCTCTTTATTCTCAATATTCTCATCGCGACCTTCGTACTCCGATTCGCGTGGAACAGATCCCTTGTTAAGCACATTAGCGCTCTCAAGCCAATTAACACCTTGCTTGACGCTTTCATTCTCGCCCTTTCATTGAGCATTATTAAAGCTTAAATATTCTTATAAAAATCCAATAATTCATTATTGATAAGCTGAAACATTCAACTTATGAGTAATTAGAGTATTTAGATTTCACGGTAACCCACAATCTTTTCGCCATCTGGGCTCACAAGGGTTGGGAAGGCTTCCATACCCGAACACCCACCTTTTTCACAATCTACAAATTTGTATGGTTTTCCTTTCTGCCGCATATAGTTCAACTGTTTCACAGTCCAGCCACATTCCTTGCTCCCGTACACAGTCCATTTTCCCCCGCTTGGAGCTGAACTTTTTGTCATACGGAAAAGAATAAAAATAGCAATGACAGCTAGGGCGATTTTTGTCAATTGTTTACGGCGCATTATTGTATATTATACATTACATATTTTTTATGAGTCTGCACATTTGGTCCTTGGTCAATTTTGGATCTAAATTGAACATCTTCGCCAAATCACCCTTTTTATAGAGACGACACTTCCGTCTGTCAATTTTGGTGTTACCATTCTTGTTGATTGATATCTTTGGTCTCTGTTTCGTGGCTACAGGAGCTGCATTTGGAGATTTAACCCTGGCAACACCGGGTCTTTTTAGTGGCATCTTCTTCTTTTCAGCATTCTTCTGGAGAACAGCCACGGCGCGGCGAATGGCACTTGACTGATTAGCACTCCCGCTACGCACGGGTGGCTGTGGAGGGCGGGGAGCGGCGACCGCTTTCTTTTTCTTTGATGGTAGAACCTTTTTGAGTATACGAACAACGGGGTTCTTCTTTGGTGCACTACTAAAGAATGGATGTTTTAAAATTGTTTCATAGGTTGGAAGATTGTGTTTCGCACCCAATACCAATCTGAAATTATCAACGTATTTGCCCCAACTGGACTCCGTCCACCGCTGTCCCTGCGCTCCTCGGTACTTTTCGGGTAATACATCACGTATGAATTCTTTTGCCTGTTTATAACCACCATACTTTGACAATTCGTAATACATTGAATTAAGAATGTAGTGTGCATCATACATTATGTGACTTTTACTACCAATACCATGAGACGAGGCGAGTTCCCCAGATGTTACGATCGGGTTTCTCACACCTTCCATGGTGGACATACCAAAATCTATGATTACTGGTTTAAATCCACCCTTCGTTTTAAGAATGAGTAAGTTGTTTGAGTGAAGATCGTGGTGTCTGAATTTT